GCAGAGAAGGACATTGACCTGGCACTCGTTGACTTCGTGGTAGCGGAAGACGCTGACACGATGAACGAGAACATCAAGAAGCTCGACAAGGCCATCAAGGCAAGCGTGGCGAAAAGGCTCGCGGGGAAGTCTCCTGCGAAGGCTCCTGAGGTCAACGAGACCATCACGAAAGAACGATTTGCCAAGATGACGCTCGCCGAGCAGAACCAGCTGTACATCAATGATCCCGAACTATATCAGAGACTCGTTCAATAAGGAGAAACAAAATGGCAGATTTCAATTTCAATGGATATCCGAACTTTGTTCTTGAAAACAAGATCAAGAGCATCCTGTCCACAAAGCTGGACATCAACAGATTCCTTACGGCCGACTACAGCCTTGAGGGCACACCTGGACTCACAAAGAAGATCCACACTTACACCGGCACAGGCAACGCTGAAGTGCTCGCCAGAGGCGACGGCAACTCAAGCTTCATCGACGCCGGCTACGTAGAGCAGGAGTACACCGCAGTCCGTACGCAGGGTCAGGCTCGCTGGTATGACGATGACGAGATGTCGGATCCTGCACTCATCGATGCAAAGATGCAGTCTGTATCTGAGAGCATGGTCAACGCATGGACTGCAGCCGCGATCGCAGAGTACAGCAAGTCGCTCAGGACTCTTGCTTGCGACTTCAGCACAACCGCGAACAACTACCTGTTCAACCTGTTCGCTGACGCTCTTGCAGAGTTCCCGGAAGAGGAAGAGGACATCTTCGCACTCATCAACCCGAAGAACAAGGCGTGGGTCCGCAAAGCTCTCGCTGACGACCTCAAATATGTTGAGGCTTTCGTTCGTACAGGCTACATCGGAACAGTGTGCGGCGTACCGATCTACGAAAGCAAGGCAGTTCTGGAAGACTCCATCTACATCGGCAAGAAGGAAGCCGTCAAGGCCTTCATCAAGACCGGCGTAAGAGTGGAGCGTGACAGAGACATCGACACAAAGAAGAACATCGTTGTTGCTGACCGCTATGCGATCATCGCACTCGTCGACAACAGCAAGCTCCTGATGCTTGCAAAGGCGCAGAGCACAGATTGCGCAATCACGACATACACAAAGAACGCGAAGACGATCGCAGGAACATGCGGCACTGACTGCTTCCTGGTGCATGTTGTTGACGGCAAGGGCGAAGAGTACGATGTTGTACCTTCGAGCGGCGCATGGACAATGACCGCTAAGGCTAACCTCACAGCAGGTGAAAAGATTAACGCAACAGCATTCGCAGCTGGTAAGGCCGCGAAGGTCGCAACCGAAGTCACAGTCGCATCTTAATGCGGGGAGGTAGCGCATGCTTGAAAGAATCAAATTGCTGTTGAACATAACCGATGAGTCAAAGGATGCGCTACTTAATGAGCTCATCGATAACGCTACTGAGTTCGCAACGAACTACACCAACAACGCGGCTGCCATCGAGTCGCTGAGTGGCTGCATCATTGCTATGGTCATATACGACTATAACAGGATGGGCACCGAAGGTCTGACCTCCGAGAACTACTCGGGCATCAGCTTCGGCTATGCGAGTGGCTATTCAGATGACATCATGAAGCAGCTGAAAAGGTATAGGAAGGTGAGAGTCATATGACCATCACAAGGGAACTTCAGAGCGCAACGATAAAGACCTATGGCACTGCGACCGACGCTTACGGTCAGCTGATCCAGAGCGAAACGACCCGCACGGCGGACGTGGCATTCAAGATCTACGCACAGGCGAACGTGCCGGATCCGCGCTACGTCGATGTCGAGGCGGTCGGACTCACGAAAGACGAGAGCATCGTCCCGGGCGAGGTCATCAGCTTCGCCCAGGGCGACTTCCGTGTGAAGTATGTGATCCCGTCACCGCGCTGGCGTCAGCTGATGCTGGTGAAGTTATGAAGATAGAATTTGAGAACGCTACCGAGCTGATCGTAAAGCTTGAGGCGTGTGAGAACATAGACCTTCGCAAGCCGCTCCTGAAGGTCGGAAACGACATCGAGAGGCTCGCGAAGGAGAACTGCAACGGACGCTTCGACAAGCCGACAGGCACTCTGAAGCGGAGCATCAAGTCGGAGCTGACGAGCCCTAACTCGGTAGAGATCGGATCAAATCTTGAGTATGCAGTCTATGTGGAGCACGGCACAGGCCTTTTCGCATTCGATGGGGTAGGAAGACCCGCGTCAGCGGAGCATCCTATTCCGTGGACATACAAAGGCTCGGACGGCAAATTCTATACGACATACGGCGTAAGGCCGAGGCCTTTTCTCATCCCGGCATTCAACAGCAAGAAACACAACCTGATCAAATACATCAAGGAGGAGTACGATGATAGATTTTGACCCGAGCATTGTGGAGGCGCTGTCTGTAATCCTTCCTTGCTATTACGAAAACTTTATCACTGAAGACATCACGCTGCCGTGCATCACGTATATGCCGAGCAACAACAGTTCATACCTTGAAGGCGACACGCTCCGATACTCGTATCTGAACTACAACATCAAGCTGTGGATGGATGACAAGAGCCAGCAGTCCTATCTGGCTGAGATAGACAGCACCATGAAAGGACTCGGCTTTGTCCGCAACTCGACCAACGAGATAGTCAACGGCAGGGTGATAGAGAAAATAATGGACTACGAAGCCATCGGCTTCGAGGAAGGAGAATAAACAATGGCAGGAACACTCAGCATGGGCATCAAGCTGTCCTACAAGGCAGGAAGTGCATCAAGCTTTACAGACCTGACTAATCTGCAGGAGATCCCTGATCTCGGCGGGAGCGCTGATTCCGTAGAGGTAACTACACTCGAAGATGCTGCGCACATGTACATCAATGGTCTTCTCGACTATGGTGACAGCCTCGACTTCACATTCCTGTACGAGAAGGCGCAGTTCACTACTCTGAGCGGCCTTTCGGGCACACAGACATGGAAGGTGACTCTTCCGGGCACAGGCGGCATGACCGCTACATTCGATGCAGAAGCATCAGCAAGGCTGAACGGCGTAGGCGTCAATGACGCTATCACTTATACGCTTTCACTCAAGCCAAACAGCGCGATCACATTCGCGTAATCAAAGCGGGGAGCATTTCGGTGCTCCCCTGTTCTTTGCAAGGAGGTAAGACATGTATACGGAATTTACTGCGGGCGACCGCACATACAAGCTCAGGCTTACAAACAAAGGCATTGAGAACGTAGAGAAGGCACTCGGGTATAACCCGCTGCAGATGTTCATGGACATTGACAACGATGTGCTTCCGAAGTTCTCGGACATGATCACAATTCTGCATCAGGTGCTTCAGCCTTATGAGCACGGCATAAGCCGCAACGATACATACGAGATCTACGATGCGTTCATTGAAGACGGACATACGATGTGGGATCTCATCCCGGTGCTGATCGAAGTCTTCAAGGACGCAGGGTTCCTTTCGAAAGAAGATATTGACGACGAATCAAAAAACTGAACAGCGAGGGACAGACGAAGTCCCTCACAGAGTCAGTTTTGAAATGGCGTGACGATTGCCTGATCGCCGGTGTCCGTGAAGCTGACTTCTGGGACATGACACCGGGCGAGGCATCAAGAGTCTGCGATGCTTATGGTGAACGCAGACGTGACGCCGCATATTTTGCGTTTACGAACGCGATGGCGACAGGGCTGTTCATTGGCTCGATATTCTCTTCAAAGCCGGCTCCTGCGATACAGGACGTATATCCTGAGCTCTTCCATGAAGAGGATCATGAAGAGGCTGAGACCGAGATGCGCATGGAGCGCTCTGCCGCTAACTTCATAAAATTTGCCAACTCATTTAACAGAAGGTTCGACAATGGCAACAGAAAATCTGAAAGTGAAAATAACGGCTGATGCCGCACAGGCAAAGGCTGAAATAGGAAAGTTCAAGACCTCGCTGAAGGAAACTGTCGGAAGCGCTGAGAAGGCCGCGAGTTCCGCTCTCAAGCTGAAGGCTGCGCTCGGTGCACTTGCTACCGTCAAAGTGGCGAAGGCCATGTTGCAGAACGCTATCAACATAGCGGCAACAGGCGATGCGATCAAGGACAACGCACAGAAGGTCTTCATGGGCACAACGGCCTATCAGGAATGGGGCTACGTGCTCCAGCAGAACGGCGTTGAGATAGGCGCCCTGAAGATGGGCATGCGTAAGTTCTCTCAGGAAGTGGCATCGGGATCCGCGAGCCTTGCGAGGTACGGCATCACGGCAACCGATGTCGACACGGCCTTCAGTCAGGCGGTCGCCACGATACAGAACATGTCGACCGAGACAGAGAAAATCGCAGCGGCTACGGAGCTGTTCGGCACAAGAGCCCTTGAGCTCTTCCCTATACTCAATCTGACCAACGCCGAGACTCAGAGCCTTATGGCAACATACAGAGCCATAGGCGGCACGATGTCCAACGAGCTCATCGCGGCATCCGATGTCTGCACCGACTCGATCACCGAGATGCGTGCTGCGTGGGGCGGCCTCAGGAATCTGCTTGCTGCATATGTCATTCCTGTAGTGACTAAGGTAGTGCAGTGGCTTACTGTCGCGATCGCCAAGATCAGGATCCTGCTTGCGGCGATACTTGGAGTCAAGGAGACGTTCGGCGGAGGCGGCAAGACCTCGATGCCGAAGACCACGCAAAGCATTGCGACCAATACCGGCAAGACTGCGGGCAATCTCAAGAAAGCGACCAGGCACGCCAAAGAGCTGAAGCGCACTCTGATGGGCATCGATGAACTGTCGAAGCTTGCAGAAAAGGCGACGGCAGCTGCCGCTTCCGGCGGAAGTGGTGGTGGAGGAGGTGCTTCGGTCCCTACGGTGTCTGTAGGTGATCCAGGCACGTTTGACGGCATCATCAGCGAAGACACGCTGTCGAAGATACAGACCTTCCAGGAGAAGATTGACGGTATCAAAGACAAGCTGAACGGAGCCTACCTCATTCTCAAAGGCTTTGGCGAGATAGCTATGGGCAATCCCGTGCAGGGCTTCAAGGACCTAAAGGACGGCATCGAGAAGCTGTTCCCGGGCATAAAGGATTTAGGAGATAAATGGGATGCGCTGAAAACCAAACTCAAGGAAAAGGTCGAGAACGCCATCGGCATAAAGATTCCTACCTGGGACGACGTTAAGGCTGGGTGGGAAGCTCTGAAAACCAAGTTCAGCGAAGTTATAACCGGCAAGACAACGATAAGGATCCCGACATGGGATGAAGTCAAGGCAGGATGGGAGACCCTCAAGTCGAAATTCCTTGAGGTCATACAGGGCAAGGTCGGCGTGGATATCCCGACTTGGGACAGCTTGAAGTCCAAGTGGGAAACATTCAAGGCAAACTTTGCAAGCATCGGCTCATCCGTCGGCATAACACTGCCTACGTGGGACAGCCTCAAAAGGAAGTGGAACGACCTGACGAGCAAATTCTCGGCCGGATCCGTCTCGATAGGTATCAAGATACCTAAGTGGAAAGACCTTAAGACCAAGTGGAACAACCTCAAAAAGAAGTTCAAAGGCAAGACCGTAAAGATCGGGCTGAAGTTCTCGGTAGCAGCAAGCGACCTCAAGAAGTGGATAAACAAAAATGTCATCGCTAAGATCAACGACAAGTTTTCGAAGGTACCGATCCTGAAGAACCATCTCATCCCGAAGCTGGCATCAGGTGGTGTACTGACAGCACCTACCACGGCACTCATGGGCGAGTATCCGGGTGCAAGGTCTAACCCTGAGATCGCCACACCGCAGAGCCTTATGGCAGAGACCATGAGGGACGTCAACGGCGACCTC